AGTGGTCATGGCCACCGTTTCCGCGCCGGAGTTGGTGGAGAGGACGCCGTCACCGTAGAGAGATCCAGCGGCAACCGATACGGCGCGAGATCCACTCACGGCGGTCGCGAGGCAATCACCGTTCCCGGCCGCGAGGTATCCGCCGCCAGATTGGCCCATGAGGGTCGAGAGAGAGGACCATTGGGCCTCGTTGATAGTTCCGTCGAATCCGACGCTAGTCCATGCCATGAGTTTTCCTTACCTGTCTTTTGATATTCTACGCTGGGCGCGTGCGAGATGGGCGATTGTGTTCGCTAGTTGGGTGTTTGGGTCGTTCTCAACGTGTCCGAGGATTGGAGTGACCTTGAAGGTCCCATTCCCGAACTCGAAGTCCGCTTGGGTGATCTGCTCGGTGAATAGATCTCCGGTGATTGACTTGACGGTGACGGTGTCGCCGAGTTGGATCCCGTCGGATCCTCCGAAGTGGAACGTGTCCGTCTCGGAGAGAGTCGCGTTGATCCCGTAACGTGGAACGCCCTCGAGGAGTGATTCTCGAGCGACGGCCGCGATGGAGTCAGAGAATGCCGTCTTGTTGGCCGCGGAGACGTCGGATCGGAGGAGATAGTATTTTGCGACCTTTTGCTCCTCGACGGTCAATCCTTCGGGCCAGATAATATCCCCACCGGAGGAGGCGTCCTGGAACACTTCGACGATGTCGCCGTAGAGTGCCTCGAGGCCGGTGGTGTCGGTGAATGACTTGAAGTAACGATCCGCCATGTCTCCAGGGCCGCCCAGGAATGCGCGGGTCATCGTTGGGGCCTTGAACGACCAGGATCCGGCCGCGATGACTCCGGAGTCCGCCGTGAGTGGCATATCCCAAACACCTGGCTCCCAAACGTCGACGGTGATCGTGGAGGATCGTGGAACCTGTTGAACCTTGAGGCCGAGGCCATCGAGATCCAGGATCATTCGGCACGCGGACTCCAGCGACTCGAGACGGAGCGTAGGGAGGAGGCCTGGGGTTTTGATGTCACCACCACGGAGAAGATCCGTGGCGACCGTTACAGGGCGTCCCAGGCGGGTCACGGCGTTCTCGGTGATGAGAGTTTTGATGGCCGTCTCGGCATAAACGACCGAGGGGTTCCAATAGTAATATCCCGTCTGGCCAATGGTCGTTCCGGATGTTCCCTGGGTGGTCGCGCCACCTGGGAGCCATGCTTGGGCCTCGGCCGCTGGGTTCGCGTTGTTCTTGACGGAGATCGCCGTGGCCTCGACCTGGTTGGCCGGACGAATATAGGCGAGAGTATTGGTGAGGATCCGCCAATCCGATTCCAGGGTCACCGTTATCGAACCGTTACGAAGGATGGATCCCTGGATCGCGGTGACAACTCCGGAGAATAGATCCGCGTCGCGGTAGATCATCGTCACCCGCGCACCTGGTTCGATGAGATCGGTGATGATCGGATCGTCGGCCGAGAGTTCAATCTCGAACACGGAGAGGCCATTGAATACGGCGGACCCCGTGATGGAGATCGGATTGCCGATCGTTCCGACCCATGTGAAGTCATTGCGATAGACGTCGATACGCCCTGGGAAGTATGTCACCACGTTCGCCACTAGAAGGCCCTCCAATAGACGGGCGAGAACGATGCGGTGATCGTACCGGTTCCAACTACGTCGATTCCTACGTTGACGGGGAGGCCCGTCGCGGGGAGTGCGGCGAAGTCGGCCGAGGTGAGATCGCGGGTGACTTTGGTTCCATCGGAGAGATACGCGATTTGGTTGAGAGGAGACGTTTCGATCGTGAGGGTGTCCCCGGTGAGGACGGTGATCGCGCCGGCGATGTGGTGGCCGCCGATCTCGAGGTCGAACGATGTCATCGGGCCTTGGATCGTCCAGGTGATCCAGGCCTCTTGGTCGCCTGGGTTCGTGAGGGTAGAGTCCGCGCCGCCGGTGGACTTGACGATATAGAAGGGAGTCGCGTTGGATCCGTTTCCGAAGAACGTAGAAGTCCCCTCGGGGCCGAGGCCGAATGAGAATGATTGCTCGGGGCCACGCCACCACGGATCGTCCGCAACGAGGGAGACACCATAGGGGCGGAATGCGTGAGTGTTCGCGTATGGATCCACGGTGAACGAGACGTCCCCGTCAGAAACGAATCTCGCGTCGATGGATCGGACGCCACCGTTGGAGTCGGTGACCTGGAGGTTGCCATATTCGCCCAGGGCCAATCCATCCCAGAACTCGCGCTGGATGCCGTTGACGTCGAGATCGGCGTCATCGCGGAATGTGATCGGGAGGAAGATGTCTCGAGGCTCGAGACGCCATGATTGGAGTGTCTGGCCATGAACGAGGGCCGTCTGGCGGATCGTGTCGAATGTCTTTGGCATTCCGAATCCCATGACGCCGGCGTTCATGAGGGCGACGGGTCCGTGGACGAGGTCCCAGGCCGTTCCGTTGGTGTCGGTCCATTGAATGTTTAGCATCTATCGAACTCCGATGATTCCGTTGAGGCCCTGGAGGGCGTAGGCCTGGCGTTGTTTGCGGGAGATGATCGTGGCGAGATCTTCTGGACTCCAACCGACGTTCCCCTGGATCGTGATGTTGGTTCCACCACCGAGGCCGCCTAGTTTGGAGAGAGGAATGATGGCCTCCGCCTGGCCGCCCTCGGCGACGGTCACGGGGACGCCTCCAGGGCGAGGCATAACGATTCCACCCGTGGCCAATTTGGGGCGGTTAGCGGATAGGCCAGGAGAGGAGACTTTGGATCCGCCGAGGCCGAGAAGATTGTTGAGGCCGTCGAACAACCAGGTGATTCCCTTGATCAACGGTTCAATGATGAACTTGAGGAGGTTCGTGAATACGGTTCCCAGGAATTGAACGACGGGGATGAGAAGTTTGATCGCCTCGATCATGCCGGGGAGCATTTCCTGGATCAGAGGGGCGAATGCCTCGACGATCTTGACGATGATGGGGAGGAGTGCCGCGATCACTTCGACGACGACGTCAACGATGGGGATGAGTGCCAGGAGAAGGTCGATCACCGGAGGGAGGATTGCCTGGATGAATGGCATGAATGCCTCGACGAGTTTCATGACAACGGGCCAGAGGGCGTTGATGATCTCCATGATTGGAGGGAGGAGATCCGTCATGAGTTGGAACAACATGGGGAGGATCGGGAGGATGATCTGGAACAACTCGGAGAATGATAGGGCGAGATCTTCGACGAACTTCTTGAACTCGGGAGATGCGGTGAGGCCGGTGATGAGTTCCGTGATCACGGGGATCAGATCGGCGACTACAGGATAGAGGGCCTCTCCGAGGACGAGTTTGAGGTTGTCGAATTGGGCCGCCATGATCTTGACGCCGTTGGCCATGCCATCGGATGTCCTGGCGAAGTCGCCTTGTTGGGTGGCCGTTTGGGCGAAAATCTCCGCGTTGGCCGCGAGGACTCGTTGTTGCTGGGAGAGTGCGCCGTTGCCGTCGTAGATCCCCAACTCGAGGGCGCGGGCCTTGAGGGTCGCATCATCCAGGAGGACGCCGAATTGACGGATCGGTTCTGATTCGCCACGGAGTGCCGCACCGATCGCCGTGATGGCCGTGTCGACCGAAGTGTTGTTGAACGATGCTAGATCCGTTGCCAGGATGGCGAGATCCTTGGAGAATGCTACGTTCTCCTCACCGGCCAGGCCGGCGGCTTTTCCGAAGATGCCGAATGTTTTGGCCGCGTTGAGGAACTCGTTTTGAGTTTGGCCCAGGAGAGTTGGGGCCTCTTTGGCGAAGTTTCGAAGTTGATCCGCCGCGGGGCCGAAGATTTCACCAACGGCCGCGGAGGTTTCCTGGAGGTTCGAGGCGGCCTTGACGGCCGAAACGGAGAACGCGACGAGTCCAGCACCCGCGGCCACGAATGCGGCGGTCGCCGCAATCCCGAATCCTTTGAGGGTGGAGTTCACGCCGGTCATGGCGTCGGAGAACTTCTTGGTGTCGGCGAGGACGTTGACGTTGATGATCTGTTTGTTCGCCATTACGTTCTCCTAATAAGTTGGGGGCCGACCAGGCGCGAGATACCTGGCCGGCGGTTTGTTAGCCTTTAGCCTTCTTGATCGCCTCGATGAGGCTTTCCCGCTCGACTAGAGTCAATTTTCGATATTGGTCGGGAGAGAGATTCGCATGAACTAAGAACCAGGCCATGTCGTCCGCCCTCTCCTTTGCTAGTTTTTTGAGGCCTCATCTCCGCCGACTAGGGCGGTGATTTCTGCCATGGTCATTTGATTGGCCATCTCGAGGGTGAACTTCGGATCCGTCCGGCGGTTGATAACCAACGCCAGGGCGGCCATGAGTTTTCCCTTGGGTGCGTCCTCGTCGCCGAGGGCCGCTAGTGGAAGGCCGGAGAGTTCTTCAATCTTTGCGATCTCTCCCATTGTCAGACTTTTGATGTCCATCGTGTTTTCTCGCTTTCGTTACTTGAGGTCATGGCGGACGAGGATGTCCTCGATGCCATCTTCTATTGTACGGAGAACCTCTCCCCGTGTCTGGGATAGGGCCTCGTAGATGAAGGGATTGTCGGTTTGGTAGAGGCCGCCCTTGGACTCGTTGAATCGTCCGAAGTAGACGAACCGAGCATAGGGGACCGCCGCGGATCCGACTTTGACCGTGGCCTTCGTCTTTGCCTGGCCGACTCGCATATTGTTAGCGAGTTTGCCGGTGCGACGAGGGGCGAGCCAGGTGGCGCGACGGGCAACGATGTTACCCGCCGTCCACATGACGTCTTTGATGTCCTCACCGTCGACTCCGGCCGCGTTCATGTCTCGGGCAAACTTGCGAAGGCCCTCGACGCGGACGGTGAATCCTCCAGAGGAGAAGTCGATGTCGTCGATGCTTGACACGATTAGACTCCGGTGTCGAGTGTTGGTTCTTCCTGGGCGTCCAAACGAACGGTGAAGGTGAACTCGCCGTTCACGGATGCGTCGCCACCGAGAGTCGGCTTGGGGCCGATCTTGACGGTTCCGGTGATGTGTGGCTCGTCCGTGGTTGCGGTTGCGTTGCCGTGGACGGCGTACTTGTACGCTACGACCTCGCCGGTGTTTTCCCAGAGGTAACGCCAGAACGATGAAGTCGCGGTGGACTGGATCGCGGAGATCGTAAAGAAGTAAGTACGCGCACCACCGAGAGAGGCATCTTCGAACGTGGTGATGCCGGTGGCGGTTTCCTCGTTCTCGAATGCGACGGATGTCGCGTCGGCCCAGTAATCGGTCCCGCCGAAGGTTAGGGCCAGCGCGTTAGCGCGGATGCGGGTGGACATTTGTTTGCCTCCTAGGGGCGTAGAGAGTTGTTTACGGAGATAGTTGCGGCGAGATACTGTTGGCCGTTAGCCTCCAGCGCGTAGGGAGGTGAGACTTGCTCGATGGCATAACCGGCCGAGAGGAGGCCCTGGAGGGCGTTCTCGATCTGATCATCCAATCCCGACGTGACGACCTGGTTCGCGGCCGTTCCCATAATGAGTTCGACCTGGAAGTTCGCCGTCATAGTTCCAAACGTGAGGCCCGATTCCAAATAAGGAGAACCGGGCATCACGACGGCGGAGGGTACGATGAGGCGGCCGGGAGCATAAGGATACGCCGGAATCGAGGTCGCCGTTTCAACGACGTCCGCGATGGCTTGTCTCATGTCCCCGATGTTACTCATGCGAGGCCTGGAACCATGTATCGCTGGAGGAGAGGGTACGCGCCGAGCATAGGATCACGCGCGACACGGATGGGAGATCCATCCATAGAGGCGAATTGTGCGATCCCGTTGGGAGCCTGGCGGCGGTGGTAAAGTTCGGAACCAACCTCCAGGAATGCGCGATCGAGAATGGCCACGGGGACCGTCTCGTCTCCGACGAACACGTTGACGAGGGCCGAGGCCTCATCCCAACATTGTTCGACGAACGCCGCATCCGATTCGGGTGCGCCGACGTATTCCTGGAGGTTGGTGTAGTCCATTGAACTAACCTTATGCGGCGGGAACTACTGGAACGATTGCCGATGGGATCTCGTGCGCAACGGCTCCGAACATGTAGACGGAGAATTGCTTGGAGAGGTTCACGATGTTCTCGTCCTGGAGGCGAGCAACGGCGGAACCGTAGAATCGGAGTGCGTTCGAGTTCACGAATGCGATCTCGTCAGATGCGAGGCCGGCGTCCATGATCACGGGGATCGAGGCCAGGTCGCCCGAGAGGCCACGAACCGAGAGAGAACCAACGTTGTTAGATCCCGCACCGGTTACGAGGAACACGGGACGGCCATCGGCGGACTCAACGGTGAGAAGTGACTTGAAGGTCGCCTTGTCAACGATGAGGGCGTCAACGGTTAGGCCCTGGGCCTGGAACTTGACCTGGGCGTCGATAGCCGCGTTCAACCAGTCGGAATAGGTTGGAGTTGCCGCCAGGGTGACGGTGTTGGTTGCGGTTACCTGGAGGGCGTGTTCTGCCAGGTACTCGGCGCGGATGAACTCGTTGACGGCCTTACCCGCGGCGATTGCCTGGGCGCGGAGAACGTGGTCCAGGTATGCGATCGAAGAACGCTCGATGGACTGGCGAGTGAGTTCGCTGTAACCACCGAATGTCTTGACGGCCGCGGTGTGTGAGTCGATAACGACCTCACCATAGACGAGGTCGTCACCTTCTGCCGCCTGGACGTTTACGTCTACGGAGTTAGAGGTGAGAGACGCGTACTCGATGAAGTTACCTTCGGCGGGGAGAGTAGCGGTTCCGAATACGGAGGTCAGAGGTGCGGCCTCCTCGACGATGCGAGTGAGGTCACCGATCCAACCGTTGCGGAGAACGGTGTCTCCGGTGGTTGCGCCGGTGTAGGCGCGGATCTCGTTTTCGTCACCCTTTGCGAGTGCCTGGAGAACCTGGCCGGCGGAGCGGGTGTCTACTACGGGAGCGGAGGGAGCGACCTCGATGGAGGCGATCTTACGCTCGAGCATTTCTACTGACTCGCGAACCTCGTCGAGGCCCGCGGTGTCTGGAACGATGACGTCGGTCATTGTTTCTTCTTCCTTTGTGTTGGGTGCGCTTTCGCGAACCTCGGTTAGAGTTGCCCCATCGTATGCGGGCATCGGAACGAGAGAGACTTCGCGGACGTTCGCTAGGGTGCGAACGATCGTTCCATCTTCCTCGATTCGTTGTTCGACGGGTTCGAACCCGACCGAAAA